GCGATGACAGCATGGACGATGACGCCGACGAGCAGGAGGCCACCGACGCCACCGACGCCACCGACGGCAACGACGGGCCGACGCCTGCGGACGCCGCCACCAGCGACCGCTCCGCGGCCGAGGTACTCTTCCGCACGACGCTCCGGCGGCTCGCGGCCGTCGAGGCCGACGGGATTCTCGAGCGCCGCAACAAGCCGGGGAAGTTGCAGGCGTGGCTCGAGGCCCACGAGCAGCGAATGAAGACCGAACTGCTGGACGCCGCCAAGGCCACTGGCCGCGACATCGAGGCGTTCGTGCTTGCGTGGATGGAAGAGACGAGAAACCGCCTCCTGGAGTGTCACCGCTCCGGCAGGCCGTATGAGGAGGCGACGAAGTCATGGACGGATCGTGCGAACTTGAGCGACGCCTGATCGGCGACTTGCCGGGGCTTGAGGTCAAGGCAGACCAGAATGGCCGCACGGTCATTCGCGGCTACGCCGCCGTCTTTGAGTCGGAAAGCCAAGACCTCGGCGGCTTCGTCGAGATCATCGAGCGTGGCGCATTCGACGACGTCATGCGGTCGAATCCCGACGTCTTCGGAAAATACAACCACACCCAGGTCATCGGACGGACATCAAGCGGCACGATGCGCCTGATGGTCGACGAACGCGGCCTGCGGTATGAAATCGACCCGCCGAAGTCGGCCGCCGCCGTCGTCGAACTCATCGAAAGAGGAGACTGCCGCGGCTCAAGCTTCGCGTTCCGTACCCGCGCAGCGGACGAGTCCTGGACCCGCGACGCCAATGGCCGAATGATCCGCCGGATCAAGAAGTTCTCGTTCCTCGGGGACGCCGGCCCCGTCGACACCCCCGCCTATCTCGCCACCGAAACCTACGTCAGCAAGCGGGCCATCGAAATGGCCCTCGCCGAGAACACCAAGGCCGAGGAGCCTGCCGATGAGCAGCGAGCGGATAGCCCTGTGGTCGAAACTCCTGCGGAGCCTGTTCCGCCGCCGCCAGCCGGCGATGAGGAACGTGCCGCCGTCAGTCTCAAACCTACGGCCGGAATGGCCTCGGCGGCTCGCCGGGGGTTGAAACTCCACGAGGAAGGCAAGTCGGGCGACGGCCTGAAGCCGGAGACGGTGGCCCGCGCGAACCGCCTAGCCCGCCGCGAGGAGATGAACGAGGACTGGGTTCGCGAGATGAACGCCTGGTTCGCGCGGCACGAGTCGGCGAGCAAGTCCCCCGGCTGGGACAAGGCCGGCGAGGAGAAGCCCGGCTTTGTGGCGTGGCTCTTGTGGGGCGGAAACGCCGCCAAGAACTGGTCGGCCCGCAAGGTCAAGGAACTCGAAGGCGAGCGTGATCTTCCGGCGATTGACGAAGAGCGAGACATCGACGAAGAGTCGCTCGAGCCGGCCGCTCCGTCGCCGTCGATGAACGACGTTCGGTCGAAGATCGCATCGCTCAAGGCAACGATGCTGCGGACTCACTTGCACGGCAAGTAGTCCGTACCCTACAAATCAAGATATACGCCCTGCGAAGGATTTCGCAGGGAGCAGTGCGAGCGACTTGAGGATTCATTTCGCGGCGCGCTTGCGGGCAAACCACCCGCCGGCCGCCGCACCTTCGCGATTGGCCGGCTTCACAAGGAGCAAGGCCAATCATGGCGAGCAACCTCAAGCGTCTTCAGGACCGTGCCGCGGCGATCGCCGCCCGGATGACCGAACTGGCCGATGTGGCCGAGCGTTCGGAGGATCAGACCGCGGAACTCCGTCGGCTTTCCGACGAGGCCGACAAGGTCAAGTCCGACCTGGAGTTCGAGGGCAAGCTCGCCGCGAAGGAGCAGGAACTCCGCGCTGTCGTCGAGGCTGCGGCCCCGGCGGCCCCCGCCGCCCCCGTGGCCGCCGAGCAGCCCAAGAAGGTCGAGATTCGGGCGATCAACCCGCATCACTCGACCCTGCGTGCGTTCAACGACGGCCCCGATGCCGTCGAGAGCGCCTACCGCTGCGGCCGGTGGATCAAGGCCACCGTGTTCAAGAACGAGTCCGACATCCGGTGGTGCCGTGAGCACGGCGTCGAGGCCCGCGCCCTCAACGAGGGCAGCAACTCGGCCGGCGGCAGCCTGGTTCCGGAGGAGTTCGCCGCTCGCGTGATCCGTCTCGTCGAAACCTACGGCACCTACCCGGCCGCCGTCGAGAACGTGTCGATGAGCCGGGACACGATGGTGATCCCGAAGCGACTCACCGGAACCACGGCCTACTTCGTGGGCGAAGGATCCAGCGTGACCGAGAGCGAGCCGACCTACGGCAACGTGTCGCTCGTCGCCAAGAAGTTGGCCGTCGGCTGCCGGATGAGCACCGAGGTGGTCGAGGATACGGCTGGTGTGGTGTCGCTCGCCGACGCCGTCGCCACCGAGTTCAGCACCTCGCTGGCCTTCCGCATCGACCAGTGCGGCTGGATCGGTGACGGCACGAGCACCTACGGCGGCATCAACGGCGTCATCAACAAGATCAACGACGGCACGCACACCGCTTCGGTGGTGTCGGCCGCGACGGGCAACACGGCGTTCGAGACGCTGGACATCGAGGACTTCCTGGCGGTGATGGGCAAGTTGCCCCTCTACGCCCGTCAGGGAGCGGCCTGGTATGTGTCGCCGGCCGGCTACGCGGCGAGCATCGCCCGCCTGAAGTACGCGGCCGGTGGCAACACCGTCGAGAACATCGGTGCGGCGGCTGGCGAGTCCTTCCTCGGCTACCCCGTGCGGATGGTGCATGTGATGAACAGCACCCTCGGCGCGGACACCAGCAAGGTGAAGGTGCTCTTCGGCAACCTGAACCTCGCCTGCATCTACGCCCGGCGTCGTGACTTCTCGGTGCGGCTGTTCGATCAGGTCTACGCGACCACCGACCAGCTCCTGCTCCAGGGAACGATGCGGTTCGATTCGGTCGCACACACCCTTGGCACGACTTCGGAGGTCGGTCCCGTGATCGCTCTCCGTTCGGCCGCCTCGTGATAACAGGAGCCTCTGAAGCATGATCCACTCCCAGAACCATAAGGTCGTTGCGAACCTCGAGTCGGCCGCTGTCGGCGCGACCGCGACCGCCACGCTGACGATCGACACCATCGGCTACGATCACGCCAGCGTGACCGTGCTGCGGGCCAGCAACGCCAGCACGGTGTTCGCGAACGCCGTGAAGGTCGAAGAGTCAGACGACAACTCGTCCTACTCGAACGTCACTGCACTGGTGGGCGGCGGTGTCGGCGGCTTCTCGATCCCGGCTGTCACGAGCACGGCCCTGACGTCCGTCCTCAAGCTGGACATCGACACGAAGGCCAAGAAGCGCTACCTGAAGGTGTCCTACACGCCCGGCGCCACGGCGAACGTGGCGATGGTGGCCCGCCTGGGTCGCGCCGAAGAGTCGCCCGTGTCGAACTCCGACGCTGGTGTCATCGGCCGAGTCGTTGGCTAGTCCCGTACAAGCGGGACGGCCATGACGGCCGACAAAGGCGCAAGGATGCGCGCCCGCTCCTCACAAGGAGCGAACCATGCTGCTGCGTGTCGGTAATTGTGAAGCCGAGGTGAAGGTAGCCGCTCTGATGAGCGTCCCTCGCCTCGGCTTCACTGATAATTTCTTCTGCATCTCGCAGGCTCTCGCGCCGCACGGGATCGCCCCGATCAAATACACAGGGGCGTTTTTCGGGCAGTGTCTCCAGCGGACGATGGAGCAAGTGATCGACACGCACGACGTCGTGCTGACGATCGACTACGACACGATCTTCACCGCCAAGACGGTCGAAGCACTCCTCGCCCTCCTGATGCACTCGGGCTTCGACGCCATCGCCCCGCTCCAGACCAAGCGGGAATCGAACTCGGTGATGTTCGCCCTGCCTGGGTTCACGCCCGACGATCGGACAACGGTCGAAAACGACTGGTTCCAGAAGGTCGTGCAGCCCGTCGAGACAGCCCACTTCGGCTGCACGTTCATCCGCACCGCCGCCATCAAGAAGATGCCGAAGCCGTGGTTCCTGGCCGAGGCCAACGACGAGGGGACGTTCACGGGCGGCCACATCGACGAGGACATCTACTTCTGGAAGAAGTTCGCCGCCAGCGGGAACCGCCTGGGCATCGCCACCAACGTCAGTGTCGGTCACGCCGAACTGATGATCACCTGGCCGTCTAGGACAGTCGACGGGGGCAAGGTGCAGCAGCACACGACGGAGTTCTGGAACAACGGAAGGAAGCCGCCGGAAGGAGCCTGGGGGTTTGTGCCATGAAGATTCGCATCCTGAAGCCATTCGCCGGCTACCGCGCCGGCCAGGAGTTTAACTGGGGCGACGGCGCGGCCCGCATCTACGTCGCCCGCGGCCTCGCCGAAGAAATTGGCGAGCGGCGGCTGGAGGCAGCGACCATCGAGGAACGGAGCGAGCGGGCCACGATGCCGCAGCCGGCC